CGTTCCAAAGGCATCATTAACATAAAGATATGCAGACTTACCCGGAGGGATGTATCCACCGTCTGAAGAATAATGCACAGCGTAAAGGATTTTGCCATGTTTGGGGTCATCAGCAAAAATGCCTGTTTCTGTATGGGTAAACCCCTCTGCTAAATCTGCATTCGTGAATGCAACTGTGAGGACAGCTGTGCCGTCATCCGCATTTTTGATTTCCTGAATAGGCAGGGTCAATTTGGAACTGACCAGACTTTCCAGTTCTTCGTATTTAACATCATCAGGATAAACACCCGTGCCGTACTCAACGTGGCTAAACTGAATAGTCGTTCCCGTCAGGGCGCGTTTCATTAAATCCGCGCCACGCTCTGTAAGAACTAATCCTTTAGAGTTCATTTAAACACTCCTTAAACTACGGCGGCGGGCAATATGCATAACGCCACCCATATATATGGTAGAGGGGGTCGGGATAACCGGACCGCAATCTGCCGGGTAAATCTTACGCCTGCGGGCAACGCGGATCGCGCCGCCGACATGCATGCTGCCCTCTGAGCCGGTCAGCTCAAAATACGGAAAAATTTTGCTACGGCGGCCCCGGTAGATGATGCCGCCCATGTAAATAGTGCCTTCGCACTGCTGATGAACTTGAATTGCATCGCGCTCTTGAGACTGGCGTTTGGCTACGCGGTCACCCATGATGATGTTTTCATAGTCTTGAGTAGTCATGCGCTCTTTAAGGCGGAGCTTATAGCGGTCATGACCGCCATCATACTCGGGCCATTCCAGTACACGCACATCGTAATCAAGGGCCGCACACATCTGTTCAACCGCGCCGGGTGTCCCCTTGATCCAGTGCAGGGGGATGCTTTCAGCAACAACAGTGCGCTTTACCTTTTCGGGCCAATCCTCATCCCAAACATCAACGGACAATGCCCAAGCGAGATAAGGCAGCACAGAAATATGGCATTCCCACGGATTCCAAAGATTGCTAACCGGCTTAAGGTCAAGGTCATCAATCCGGGCAGCATCAGAGGCAGCGCGTTCAAGCTGGCTGGCGTTAGGAGGCAACAAAGATTTATTCATAACTGCACCACCTGAATATTGATTGCAGTGCAATACGGAGCCTGCCATTCTTTACAGGCCAGACTCTCAACCGGCTTCGGCATCTGGACATCAACCACACCTGCAACAGTCAGTGCGGCATTGATACCGGAGAGAGTCACCCGGCCTGCAATCTGGTGGGCATTATCCGCGTATGCCTGCGCAGCTTTTGCAGCCGCTGCCTTAACCACCGCATCGGACGGACCATTAGCGACAGTAAGCACGGCTTCAATCTCGTACTCAACAATCTCAGCAGCCCGGACAGTCAGCAGATCACCCTGCGGGCGCACTGTGCGGTCTGAAAATATGTTCTCAACTTCGGTGATGGTTTCCGCCGATGGGGTGCCGTTACGGCCCAGCACAGCCAGCTCAATGCAGCCCGGAGCCGTGCGCCGGGATTTTGCGTCCTTTACTTCGGCGGCTTTCAACGCGTGGAATCTGTAGCCCTCACCCGGACCGGCCACGGAAAATCCTTCCGGGGCCAGCTGGGTACGTGCCTTAAAATTGTCATTGCTCTCATACGTGGGAGCTATAGGAGGTTCTGCGTTAGGATCACCCGGATCAATCAACTTGCGTTCAATGGGAACCAGCGCGGCAAGGTTGTCCAGATCGGGACCGAAAGCGTAGGCCAGCATCAAAGACTTAGCGCGGTCATTGAATTCCTGTCTGAGATTCATTTCGTCATAGGCTGCTTCCTCAAGAATTTTATAAATAGGATCAGACTCAACAATGGATGAATACTCAGGGTAATCCTTTTTGAACTTTGCAAGCTTGCGCTGAAAGATGATTTCAAAGTCCAACTCTTCAACAACTTGAGGAGCGGGAAGCTTGGCAAGGTCGATTCGGCTGAATCCAGCAGTGGTACTCACAGCACAATCCTCTCAAGCTTAATAGTTTCACCGTCCGGCAGATACTCGCCTTCCACAGCCAGCTCCCAATGACCCGGCTCCGCACTGGTCACGAAAACCTGCTCTAACTTGAAACGCGATTCCCAGCGGTCCAAAGCGACAGCCACAGCGGCAAACACATCAATGAGGGTGTCGTCATTCATGGGCGCGTCAATCAGATCAGGAACATCGCTGCCATACTCCCGGCGCATCACACGGGTGCCGATGGGAGTAGTCAGGATATCCCGGATAGATTGGTGAAGATGGGCATAGCCGGAAAGAGGCTTACCCGTATTCGCACACACGCCCTGCATGATTAGCCCTCGGCCTTGGCTTTTTTGGAAGTCTTAGTGGAAGTTTCCTTTTTCACTTCCACCTTACCTTCCAGAAGCAGATAACGAGCTTCGACCTCGGTCATCTCAACAACCGAACCGACTTCCTGCCAGCCTTTGCCGTGGATGCGAAAACGCACAAGCACGTTATATTTTTTAGTTTCCATCGCCATTTGATCCTCCGTTGGGTTCGCTGGTTACATCCCCGTTTTCGGGATGGGTGTGGTGCGCATTGGATACGCCCAGAGAAATAGTGTCGCAGTTATGCTGAATCAGATCACCGTCATAGTGATTAATCTGACCTCTGATCTCACCGCCACCGCCATGCTTGCCAAGACCGTTCTTGATAACGCCGTCCAGCTCCAGATAAGGACCGGACATTTTAACCCCGGTTTCACTTATCCACGCGATCTCGCCCTTTGCCCGACCTGTGATTTCACCCTCGGTTGCGGTCACATTAACGTTGCCCTTCTCAGCAATCACATTGATGTTGTCGGTCAGGGCCTTGACCGTGACCTGTCCTTTGTTGGCGGTAATATCTATGTTGCCCTCTTTTGAGGTGGCCTTTATGTCATGACCGGCTACGGCTTTAATGTCGTGTTCGCAGTCAAGGAACGCGGAGCCGGGAACAAAGCCATGGAGCAAATGCTTTTCTTTGTCGTACTCAATGATTGCGCCATCCTCGTATACGCGCCGGTCAATGGTCGGGCGGTCCGCGCAGGCCGGGGAGGCAGTCTGAAATATTGCAGGAAGCACTACGCCTTGTGCCAGCACTCCGCCGGATGAAAGCACCATGACTTGTTCGTCAAGCTCCGGTGCCCACCATGAAATATCTTTCCCGGCGCGGGTTGTGATCCACGGCAACCAGCCTGTGACCACATCGCCGGATTCAACCCGGATACGGGCATTTTCGTAATCAGCTTCACAGACTTTGCCGATGCGCAGGACGTTCTCAAAGCGGCGCTTAAGATCAGCTACGGCTTTATCCAGACTACGAGGCATCGTTTTCCCCTGCGCTGGCTATTTCAACGTAGTCTGGTTCGTGCTTCTTGCCGATGTTGGGGGCTTGACCGAGCATGATTGATTGGAGGCTGACGCCGTCTTCCGGCTGCCACATGTATTCACCGACACGTAAAACCTGTTTAAAGGTTACTTCCCAAAGCTGGACTTTCTTGTTGCGCAGCCTGCCGGAATAAAGATTGCGTCCATGAACATCGGTCACCGGGAAAGAATTTTCTGCAAACTGGTATTCAGGCAGGAACTTGCCCAGCGCATTGACCAGACTGTTAGCAGCCTGAAATCTGGTCTGTTTCTTTCTGGCACTGTCACCAGTAATGATTGCAACACTGATAGACATGTGCAGGTCAGTTGCGCCGCTGCTATCAGCAACGGGCGAAAATTCAAAAAGAGCTACACGTAATGCAGGACCGCGCATTGCTTCAGCTGCTAAATCCTCAATGGTAAAACGTCCGCAATGGGTCTTGCTGGATTTAAGGACAGGAAACTGCTGTTTAAACGTCTTTGCAACGAGTTCTAAAAAGTCGTTTATTTCGTCAGGTGTATGCTCAATAACTTCGGACATAGGTGCTATCCTTCAAGGGCTTGGTTAAACAAATCATCAATAATTTGGTTGATTGCTTCTTCATCATCGTCATCCATGCCAAGGTACGGACGGGCAGGCATTTCAACCTGCTTGACTACGACCATTCCTTCACCGGCCTGAAAACAGAGTGCCTTGCCGTTCTTGGGCTTGATGATCCCCCCGAACTGGTGAATAGCGGCGTAAACCATGTTACTACCGATATCGACACTGTTTTCTTTCGCCTC